TCCGCATTATAAATATCATTTATTGATTGATTTACAAAAGTCTTGACGGCAGTTTGAATACCTCTGGATGTACCAAATTCAGTTCCCGAATCAGAAGTTGAAAAGGTAACTTCATTGAGAGATTCCAGAACTCTATTCGATAATGTTAGATAATCTGCCATTCATAATTCACTTTCTAATAATGGATTTATCTGTTCAGCCAGACCTTCCTTTTGTTTATCCAAAGATTTTTGTAATTCTTTTATATCAGGAAGAATATAGGAAGAATTTCCACTGAACATTATACAAGAATATTCAGGAGAAAGATTGGGAACATTATAAGCTACGATAGTCCATGAACCTGTATTAAAACTTCTGAAAAGTATAAAATATAATCCTGAAGGATTTGATTTAGTCAAGACAGAAAGTTCTGTTTCTTCAAATTTTCTTATACCTGAATGTATGATCTTTTTCGTGCCACAATATATGGGTGGACCACTTCTCATTTGTGGCTGTTGTGCATTCACCAATGCGCTATGTCCAAAAATAATTAAAAATACAAAAAGTATTCCTATTAGTACTGAATGTCTAGAGAAATATTTTTTTATAAATGCCATAAGTTTTGAATTTTCCATGAAAGTATAATAGATATATAATATCATCCTACAATTTTTAAAATTTTCTCCAGAGTATCCTGCATAGCATTAACTTTTTTTTCCAATATCTCTACTTTATCTTCTTCCCTGTATACTTTTTGTGTACTTCTGGCATTCCAAACTGTATTTCCAGATTTGATGGTAGACGCATATCCATCATGTTTATCAATATCAGTAATATTTAACTTTTCCACTGCCATACTATACCTCCTGTAGTAAAGGGGAGAACCCGAAGGCTCTCCCCAGTACAATCATTTTTAGTTATGATCCGTCTCGTCAACACCTGAGATGTCACAGAGAACAGCCCATACTCTAAACTTACCGGCTGTATCTTGAGCACCAGCAGTTAGAACATCAATGGTATCTGCCGTCTTAACGATGAGCATTGCGGCTGCATCAGTGGCATCCATTGGAGCATGTCCAGTACCTGTGGCATCATAAGCATCCACAAAAGCATCAGGATCATGATGTCCAGCAGTTGAACCCGTGATACCAAGATCAAAGGTCACTGAATTGGAACTTGCAGTTAGAACTTCAAGCCCTGCCGCCATAACCAGCGTTTCAGCAGGAACATCAATCATCTGAATGATGTCACCAGCAGCAGGATCATAGTCCGAAACGTCACTAGTATTTTCTACTAGGTAAGGTCTACGACCACCCGTTGAAGGATGACCTGTCGTACCGCCTTTACCCGTTTTATCATGAGTAGCCATAAGTCAGTCCTCCTTCTAAGTATTCAGATCAGGGATGCCCTTATAGACACCCGTAAATCCAGTACCAGATGCACGAATTACCTTGCGACCAAAGACGTGTAGACCACGAACGATATCAGCAAAGCTGTCGGGGTCACGAATAACTTCAGTCTTGGCAATGGCAGAAGCGGTGCATGTCGAACTCTTATGACCACCAAGAACAATCGTCTCGCCACTTGTAGTGGAGGGTCCAAAAGTATGACTGGCAGCAACACCTGCCGTACCAACAGTAATCGCATTAGTCTGATACAAACTAAAACCATGAACCTTACGACTGGTAACAGCACCGTTCAAGAGAGCGGAGGCATCTTCACCAGTTACGCTTGAGTCCATTAACTTGGCATCAGCTTGCCGAAGAATTTCATAGAACTGTGGCGGTGCCACAATCCAACGATTGTCTTCAGGAACATCAGCCTCGTCCAGAAGACGGGAGAACGTACTAAGATAGTTAGCACACTCATTACCCGTATTACATGAAATAGCAGAACCTGCCGCACCGAGATTTGTAGTATCGGTGGAGGCATTATCACTAATCACCTTCAGGACGTTATAATCATACGCCTTCTTCAAGCTATAGGCACCCGAAGAAGTCGAAAGAGCTTCCCAGTTTACATGACTCTGTCGCTCTTCCACATCATCAACCTTGAAGGCAAAGTAGTTACCCTGATCAACCGTCAAGGTAATTTGATTGTCCGCAAGATTCTGGGTGTTTACAACAGCACCCCTAGTGTAGGACGACACAGTCACTGAAGGCTCTTTAATAATCTTTACAGTATCACCAAAGTTCTCAATCTCTCCAGCATAGTCGGTATTGGTTACAGCTTCTGCAACCGAAGAACGCCGGAAGAATTTGAGTACTTTCTGACTGTAAATTGCCGGTACCCAATTACCCGAAGGTAAATTCTGATAACCAGCAGCTAAACTAAATTCAGCCATGATTAAGTCTCCTTGTGTTTATTATGGTATAATTCTTCCTTCCCGATTTGCCTTATCAAGTTCCTTTTCAAGAGACTCAAATTCATGTGGCTTTAATCGGGCAATTTCAGTGGAAGTCCAGATTTTCTTTTCACTTTCACTGGAAGTGGCAGAGGCTCTTTCTGTTCTAGTTACAGCCTTTGCAGCTTCAGCTTCAGTCTTTCTGGGTCTTCCTCTTTTCTTTTGACCAATATCTTTATCAGATTTATAGAGGTCTATCACTCTGGCAGCCCATTTAGAATCTGTTCTGTTCTTGTAGATACCATCAGCAATACTTGAAGGTTGTTCTTCCAGCCATGTGAGAAATTCAGAATCACTCTTGATCTCTAGAAAATCTGGATGTACTGAAAGTAGTTCCTTCTCTGCTGTTCTGACCTGTGCTTCCTGCTCTGCTTTCCGTAGAGATTCAATTCGATCCTCCACTTCTTTCATACGAGCATCCGCTTCAAGTCTGGACACGGTTTCCACAACATCATAAACATCAGGATATTCAGTCTTGAACTCTTCCAGTTCTTCAGTAGACTTTGGAAGATTTCGTGGAGTGGAAGCTTGCTGTTCAGCCAGTTTTAGTTTGGCCTGAGTAAGTTCCTGTTGTTGGAGCCATTCGTTATTCTTACGATCATGATAGCTCTTCAGATCACTATAACGCTTTTTCCAATCATGCTCCTTACTGTCCTGTGCCTGTATCATTCCTTCAAGTTCTTGAGTATTTCCATCTGAAAGGTCAAGAAGTTCAGGGTCTGGTGTTTCAGGAGTAGGATCATCATCCATTAGTGTTCTCCTGTAGGCATTCTGGTATGGGGTAGGCTCTGGTGTTTCCTCTTCTGTGTTAATATCAGTCATGGTCTTTACCTCCTATGGGGGCCAAGAAAACTTGGGTGTCCCTATTTGGTGTTAATGTCTGGGGCCGACTATCGGGTATCCAGACGAAATCTTTTAATTTTTACTTAAATAATAAGCAGCAGTTCCTTTTTTGTCTGCTAAAGTATTATATTTTTCTGCCCAAAATTTTGCTCTGCCTTCTATAGTAGCAGGAATATCTTTCTCATCTATTGTAGATATGTATAATCTAGCAATAGTGGCATTTACCAAAGGATTCATCATATCTTTTCTTGAAAGATTTTCCCAATTAATATTTTTTCCCCAAGATGTTACTTTAAAGCTATCTAAATTTTTTCTTAATGAAGAAAATCTAGGATTAGTTTTCTTATTTTTACGATCTTTTTCATAGACTTCAAGTCTTCTTTTAATTTCTGTATAAGCTTGATTATCTCCCATTCCTACCTGCCACGGACCTAATATATTACTTTCTTTTTTATTCGTCTTTGGATTACCTCCAAAAGAACTTTCTGCATTAGCAATTTCTGTTAAAAATGTTGCTGTTCTTTCTTTATATTTAGGACTCCCACCTAATACTTTTGATACTGCTTCAATAGCAGCACTTATATTTCTTCTTTTATATGGTTTTCCTTCTGTATATTTTTTACTTTGTATATCCTTAATTGCAGTAGCAATTAAATTTTCATGTTCTCGTCTGTAACCTTCTCGAAGTTGTTCAGCCAATTCTTGTTGTGATGTAGGTGTTTTAGGTTGTACTGATGGTAATACTTCTGGTATTTCTACTTGTACTGGCTGTACTTTCTTATCCAGAATATCATCCCCGCTGCCACCAAGAATAGTATCATCAGAAGATAACTGTTCTACTTCAGAAGAACTAGTCTTTACTAATGGTTCAGCACGACTATTCATTACTGATGGTTCAGGCTTTTCTGGTTCAGTAGTTGACATAAATTTTTCCCATGCCTCTTCTGCATCTTTTCTTTGTGCATCTGCTTGAGACATAGGAATATCAAAATCTCCTTCAACCTCACCACCCCTATCCATAAGCTGTCCCATCTGCTGTTGCATAGGAGCTTCAGATGCTACTTGTTGCTGTTGTGGTGGCTGTTGCTGCTGCTGTTGAGCCATGAACTTTTCTTTTTGTTTCCTGAGTTGAAGACCTTTCTGGTTCCATTTCTCCAGCTTATCAAGACCAATAATTTCTACCAACGCTTTAGGTATGATAGCTTCTCCATTAGAGATGCGAATAGGGACTTTATTTTGTGGATCATAGTCTGTAGGCACTTCTTTACCCAGTGCCACGGCAATAGAATATGCATCACGAATTACCTCATTTATATCTGAAATTCCAATTAACTGTACAGCTTCCGCATTAAGAACATAGGAACCTGCTTCTACTTCCATATCTAGATCATCTTCAACTCCTGTACCTCCGCTAAAGGGACCGGGAGCACCATCAGCATCAGACACAACCCCCATAGGAACATTGGCAACTTCCATGTTTGTATCTGCATTCTCTGCTTCTCCTCCCGTTTGAAGATGCTGTATGAGAGCACCTACTCTTCCGCCAGTGTTAAAATAATCTCCACCCGGACTTTCGTGACCGGGAGCACTGGGAGCATCGACACCATGCTCACCATGTTGTCCCTCTGCGTGTGCTGCACCAAATGCTGCTGCACCATAACCTAAATCATCGTCTCTGCTACTACCTATTATTGTCGATTTAGCAGGTTCGGGTTCGGGCTTGGGTACTTGTTGTCCAACTCCATGTTCTCCTCTTTCTTGAGATATTTCTTCTGCATCTAAAACATCTCGATCAGATATCTCTCCTGAAAAACTTGTTCCCGGTAAACTATAAGAATTAGGACCACCTATATAACCATATGCAACGTCCCTATTGGGATCAGAACGCTTGGATTCTTCAATAAGTGCTCCATATCTTTCTGCAAGAGTTTGACCCGGAGGAGGAGGTTCTCCAAAAGCATCAAATGCTTCCACCAATGCTTTTCCATGTTTGTGTATACTCCTAACAGTTCCAATTACAGGTGTAAAAAACATAGCTATTTCCATGAGAGCTTTTGCTAAACTTGTTTGACTATAATCAAAATTAGGATCAGGAGCAGCTTCAGGAGCAAGAGAACCTTCTCCTTGATCATATATAGTAGAATCAACTATAGAAAGAAGATATTCAGGAATTTCCTCTTTATTTTGTTCTGCAAATTCTTGCATTGCTATATAATCATTAATGGGCATTATATTTATCTTGCTTTCTTAATATATCATCATTGGTAATATTAGACTGGACCACGTCCTTGAGGTTCTTGATCATTTCCAGTGAAGCCAGCTTCCCCTGCAACCGGCGGAACTCCAACTCCGATATTTCCACCCCCAACGCCTGATGGGTCCATTGGATTTGCTCCAGCAGGTACTCCTGCATTGGCTCCCATACCTCCGGGTTGTTGACTAGGTGTTGCAGCTTCCGGGCTATTAGTGGGTTCATTCAGACCTCTCAGAATATCTGCAAATATTGCTGCCTCATCTGTATTATTCACAAGCTGATCAGGATCAATATCCTGAGAGATTGCAAGTTCTCTCATAAGATTTGGAATCTTGATGAAAGGTGCCAGAAGAGGATTGGCAATTGTTTGCAACAGTGTTACAAGTCTTTGACTGCGGACTTCCTTTTGCATGACAGATGCAACGCCCCTAGGCTTAATCTCAAGATCACCCATAATCTCGGCATTGTCATCATTAAACTGCATGTTCCATTGGAAGAATGCTTCTCCCAAAGGTCTTAACAGATAGTCATCTATATTCTTGACAACAGTTTTAATCGAGAGTCCTGCCGATCCCATGATCATTGATAGACCAGCAGCGGTACGACCAGTTCCTGTTACACCCGTCTGTCCATGAGAGATAGAGGGTATCCCAGTTTCCTCATCTGCAAGCTGTCGTGCAGCCTGATACATTTGAAGGTTCTCTGGAGCCGTGTTGGGGAATTTAAGCCCGTTGACAGCAGTTCCAGTAACACCAGACTGCCGTCTGAAGATTTTGCCCGGATAAACTTCCATGTTCTGTCCGGGTACAAGTTGTGTTTCATCAATGTCAAATACCATGTTACCGGCCAGAGCCAGATTATCAATAGCCATTCTCATATGGCCGTTCATGAGAAGCTGTGCATCCTCCATGTTCTCTGCTATGCCCACACCAAAGAATTGGTAGGGATTAAGTTCATAGGGGAATGCATGATAGGGAATACGAGCAGGTACGAAAGGATTAAGTACGCAACGGATAATCTTATTATTGACTACCCATGCATTGATCTGTACTGAATCCATATGAGTAATACTGTCTGGTAATTCAAGTCCTATTTCTCTGGCAAGATGAAGGTCCAGTGTACCCCAGTATTCAAATACTTCATATCTATTTTCTGAATAGAGAGGGTCTTGGTCTTCTGAATAGATTGTATTCTCAAAGTATCTTTCCTGATACTGAGGACCATACTCCAGAGCACTTTCAATGGCATCTTCATTAAAGAAGGGTCTGTTGGCAAGCTCTCTGAGTTGTTCCCGATTGTAACGATGCCTTTGTATTACATATTCGGCATCTTCAATATTAGTGGCTGAAGGATCAGGATAGAAATTCCAGCAGGATACAGCTTCAATTCGAGGAACAGTCTTCACATATGGTTCAAATATCTTCTCATCATCTTCCATCTTCCAGTTATGAACGGTCTTGTCAAAGTTGAATGGTCCCTTGATAATACCTGTACCTAACAGGGAAGATTCAAAGATTGCATGTCTTAGAACATTCGTTGCATTGGTATCCAGTAACTGATCATGAATCTGCTTCTCCATATTACGAGCAGCAATAGCGGCTGGTTCGATCTGTGGAGAACCCGGAATAACACTTGGTCCCTCTGTCAGACTGGTGGCATTGCCATACTTTTCTTCCAGTCCTCCCAGAAAATCATCAAGTTGCGACAGAGGTACGTTACCTGCCTGTTGCATAATCATCTGTTCTTCTGGAGTTGCCAAATGAGCAAACTCGGCAATCCCTTCAGGAATTGGTGTATTGGAAACTGTAATGGGGAATTTATTATTGGCAAAGAGGATATCGGAAATCTGTCCGAAGGATGCAAGAACCTTTACTTTGGTAATTCTTACAAATACTTTTGACTTTTCTGATGATCTGTAGGTAGAGGATGTATCATAGATACCTCTATAGTTCTTGTATGCCTGTAACCAGCGTCTCTCATCGGAAAGACGACCAGTTTCAGCATCAAGAAACTTACTATTGATAAAGCCTACAAGACCCGGAAGTTCATCCTCTTCTACTTCTACAGCTTCAGGAAGTTCTTCGTCAGCCATAAATTAAATTATCCTGCCTTTGTAAAATCAGAAGTCATCATCTTCTTGCCAGACTCGGAAGGAACATCGGCAGATTGCTTGAAATTTACATCGGTTGGACCCAGAAGGTCTTTCTCCAGTGCTTCACGATAAAGAGCGCCATCAGGAACAGGACTCATGTCTCCCTGCTTCTCGGCCATTCCTTCAAAGTCTTTGGCAGTATAGGGTTTTAGATAGGGCATTAATTTCTCCTTTATTTAATTCTATTGGGTTTACGAACAGAGCCGCCTTTGGCATACTGTTTTATAACTTTGGCAGTACGATAAGACTTCGGGCGGCTGGATACTCGACCACCTCCCTTCTTTTTTACTTTTTTAATAATATCTTCTGCAAAAGAAGTTTTTCCAGCAGGACTATCTTCTTCACCTCTGGTTGGAGCATCTCTTGTATATTCAGTTAGACTTCCCGCTCCTCCAAGAGCAGCATCTCTTTTTGCTTTATTTTCTGCATTCCAATCAGACCAATATTGATCTGCTTCTTCATCACGACCTTGCATTTTTAAATCAGTGTATGTAACATCTCTATCTATTTCAGACTTGGAACGACGAAGACCAAACAGCTTTTGTCCAAATCCAGATTCAGCTACTTTTTTATATGGTGATAGTTCTGCTTGCGTAAATCTAGGACTGGCATCTCTTATAGCTGCTTTTTCTGCTGTTATTCTTCCATACCAATTCTGCATTTTTTGTCGCATTCTATCCTGAAAAATTTCTTCTCCTTCAGGTGTTGATCTGGTTAAATCAGGATATCCAGCAGAAATTCCGGGTGCTTTACGTCTATAATCCCAAGGAACATCTTCTCCTATTCTTTGTCTAAATTCGGTAGGTGTAAATCCTTCTGGTGCTTGTTCATCAGGGTCTAATTGTTGTCTATCCACTCTTTTTTGATGTTCTTCTCTATATCCTGCTCTTATTTGTTCAGCAAATTCTTGTTGTGAAGTAGGAGCACTAGGTTTACGTCCTAGTTCTGCATCTATCATATCTTGTCGATTTTCTGGTCGAGGAATACGGGGATCAACATATTCAGTATCCATATGTTCTAACAGAAGATTAGCCGTTTCAGGAACCATTCCTATACCAACTAATGCTGCTATAGTCTTCTTCTTAGACATACCTGCTTTAAAATTAGAGAAAATAGTAGCAGCTTTAGGATTTTTTGCTGCTTCTCTAAATGTTTTATTCCAGAAAGGTGTACCTTGTCCTACAGGTGTTATATGACTTGCTCTTGAAAGAGAACCATCTGCTCTAAAAACACCTCTTGGATTTTTATTTGTTGCTTTTAAAACAGGTTTTGTAGCACTCTTTACATGAGCAAAAACTTTAGGTAGCTGTTTTGCAGTTACTTTTGCCAATTCTTTTATAGCAAAACGTCCGCCTATCCATACTACTGCCCAAATTAAAGGTGCTGCCATTTTTTATTTCCTTTTAGTATCCAAAGACAGAATCTTCCATGGTAGGTGCAGAGTCGGTATGAAACTTAAAATTATACAGGGACGAAGATGTTTGTCTGTTCATTACCATATATCTCAATGCATCATATGCATGGTCTTCTGTTCGTGTGTCTATATCTTCACTATTTGTCTTGGAGATTGGAAGCGTGGGAAGTGTTCTGACAAGATTGGTGCAGGTATTGAACATCCTGAGTCTGGGATTACCATATGAATCTGTCTGTAGTCTTCGATGTACTTCTATCTTTCCATTCACTCTGTCGGAGTTTGATGGAACCCACCTTACTCCTCTTCTGATCATACTCTCTGCAACACTTATCCCGTGTCCTGTGCGGTTCCAGCAAGACCTATCTAGGATACCAATGTACATACTGGGATCATCTGCTTCCATTTGCAGAATAAGGTCTGCCAACTGTTCTCCCGTGTGCCCTTTAACATATAATTCTCTGTATATCCAGACATTATCGTCCCAATCTATTGCTCCCCATAGAACACAGGAGGGGGCTGAATATCCATAGTCACAAGCCCTTACTCTTACCCAGTTATAAGGAATTTCCACTGGATCAATAACGTGCAATGATCTGTTAAATTCCCTGAAAGCTGCTCCTTCTGCCACATCCCAGTCACCTGACAGGAGTCTCTTTCGTTCTACTTCTGGCAGTGAGAGAAGCATTGCTTCATATTCACCATCCATTGCCAGATGAGGGTTGTCAGTCAGTCTGGCAGGTATAAACTTTCTTTGAAACAGAGGCTGGTTTGCTTTCTGATGCGTCCTGCCATATTTAAGAACCTTGCCTGTCTCTATATCTGTGGCCCAGAAAGGTTTTGTGGGTGGTTCTGGGTCAATAAACATTTTCTTTACCCACCAGCCTCCTGCTCCGCCCGGATTTGAAGAAGCCCTCATGTATGTCTGTATCTTGGGATCGATTGTTCTCAATCTTGATCTCAGATAGTTCCAAACGTAGGGAGTTGGGTAGTGTCCAAGCTCATCAATGCCAATCCATGTGAATGACTGGCCTTGATAGCGGTATACATCATCATCTTTATCTACATAACTGAAGAGAGCCGTTGCTCCACTGGGAAATTCCCATGTCTTTGTGGATTCTTTAAATCGTGCCTTGGGAAAAGCCTTTGTGTAAATCTGTTTACTCTTGTCTATAAGCTCTGTCAGTTCTGCCAGTGTTCTTCTCAGGAGCAGGGCACGGTGGTTGCCGTTATCTGCATATCTTAGAAGGTCCATCAGCATGGCATATGACTTGCCACCACCTGCTGCTCCACCATAGAGTACTTCTTTCTCTGGAGAAGCTAGGAACTCTGTTTGAGGTCCATCATTGGGTTTGAAGGCAATGTCCAGACCTTCATCCAGTGCTTCCTTTACTGTTACGGGAAGATTTTCCAGTAATTCTTCTTTGAGTAGTCCTCCTTTTTCCAGAATATCAAGGGCTTTCTCAGCTTTTTTCTTTCTGCCCGTTCTATTCTTTGCTTTTGTCTGTAGCTTGTCTCGTTCTCTTCTCTGGTGATTGATGCTTCTCTTCAGACTTCTCTTTGCTTTTTCTTTTCTGGAAACATGATATCTACCTTGTTCACCATCTGCTAATTTTGGTCGGGCCATATTTCCTGTTGTTCTTTCTTGGCTGGCAGGAGAACAATCCCATGAATAACTCTGGACTCTGTTGCTATCTCCTGACGCTTACTCACACCTGTTCTATCAAGGATATCATTTGCTGCTCTGAGTCGAACCTCCATTTGTGAACTGGGGATAGTACCGTCAGCATCCAGACCTTCAATTAGTCGATTGGCTGCTTGTACTGAAGAAGATGCAAGATGCTGACGGGTACGTTCAATGATCTCATGCTTTACAGCATTGATGAGATTGCTTCTGGAACCAATATGGTATCCTGCAACCTCCATTGCTTCTTTTACTCGACCACCATTCTCCACAAGAGTACTCAGAAAGGTCTCCTGTTTTTCTGTCAGTTTTCTGGTTTGTAGATTATTCATATTTCTTATTTCTTCTCTAGAGAATACTGAATGATTCTCCACATCCACAACTGGATGTTACATTGGGGTTATTAATATTTAGAACAGAACCAAAAATATCTTTATGGTAATCTATTTCCATTCCTAGTAGATGTAGCAGAGACATACCATCAATTACTAATTTTTTATCCTTATCTATATCTATCGTTTCATCTGTATCAAGGTATTTTTCTGTGAAAGCCCATTTGTAGGAAAATCCTGCACAACCACCACCAGCCACCGATAAATGTATATATCTCTGCTTTTCGTTATTACATATATCCAGTAGGTGGTCTCTGGCTTTTTCTGTTAAAAACATAATGTATTAAAATTAAGAGTATCAAACAATGGGTGGGCCTTCCCTTAGATATTTACAACTTCCACAACACTTGCCACAAAACGTACACTCGCCTTCATATTCGTTCTCTTCCCGATTCCAGATGAATGTACACTCTTCGATACCCAGAGGTCTCATTGTACCATCTTTACATTTACTGGGCTTCCAGAATAATAACTCCAGTGAATCCTTTGTGTAGACAATAAATCTGGGACTGCCGGGAAAGTAATCCTTGTCAAGTCCTAATCTGGAAGCTTCTGTACATCCGTCCTTGAATCTTTTCTCTGGCTCATTGTAGACCGAACAATGATACTTCACTCACATATCCGAATATGTCTTATCGGTAAATCCTCCACCATACAACATATGTCTCTTCATTGCTTGCCATGAATGACATTCACAGTGGCATTCGTTATTTTCACAGACATTTCCTATGCAGGAACAATCGGGATTCTGGCAATTTTTACAGGGACAGGTCATGCCTTCCTCTTTTTGCTTTCTGAAAGAGCTATTGCCACAGCTTGCTTCCGCTTTCTTACTGTTCGACCAGATTTTGATTTAAGTTTTCTCTTTCGGAATTCTTTCATTACTTTGGCAATCTTATTTTTAGACATATTTTATCCTGTCAGAGAAAGGGCGGTGGGGAGCAGGGGCCGGAATTACCCCCAACCTAGGAAGTGTCTTATGTTTGCACTTTTAACACTCCCCACCTATAGATGATCGTTAGCCTGTCAGCAGTTTTTATTGTGGGATGAAGACATATGCTTATAACCATCTATATTATCTCTATTATAGTACTGTATGCAGATTTGTCAAGTACTATTTTATACAATAATATAAGTTACTGATTTTATTAGATAAAAATATTACTGTAAATACGATTGGTCTCCCTAAGTATACTATTAGTATACACTATAAGTATATACTATAAGAATAGTACTATTAGTATATATCTATTAGTATAATACTAATAGTATATATCTATTAGTATATATCTATAAGTATAATACTAATAGTATATATC